TTCTGTATTCCAGCTTCGTCAGCCTGCTCCTGGACCAGCTGCCAGATCTCTTCCTGATGGTGCTCATGAAACGACTCTGTCTCTGCGTAGTACGTAAGGCCCGACACGCCTCCTTTGCAACCGTGCTGCGCAATGTCTGATATTAATCCTAGTTCCTGCTTTTCGTATTCCACCAAGCATTCTTTGATGGATGGCATCTTGTACCACTCTTGTAGTTCATCACTCATGTTATGTCTCTCCTGGTTAGTTAGCTATCAGGGATCGGTACCGTGCTTAAAGCTCTCCCTGTAGCTCCTCATACATAAGATATCATGGGACAGATGTCAAGCTCTTATTTTTTTTAATTTATCATCGATCCGGTGTAACAGGTCAGCTGAGTCTGCCCTGAGATTAAACTCTTTGTTGTTAGTCTCATCTTCTAAATTTTCAACGAGCCACTGCCGTACAAAATTTACCAGCCCAGTCAGCTCAGTGTTCTCCTTCTGCAGCCCCTTAAGTCTAGTATCGTACAAACGAGCTTTGTTCTGTGATTGAACGAGACCGATGTCTTCATTAAACTCTGTCATTCTAGAACGATACGAAATCATGGGACAGATGTCAAGGGGAAAGTTCGCCATCCCAGCTCCTGAAGGCTGTGGGAAGTTACTGGGGGGGCTGGTTAGTAGTTCAGAAAACGAGAGCGAGGTTGGCTATTCAAACGAGGACGAGATCCTGGTTACCCGGCCCCGTGCAACAACAAAGAGGTAAAAAAACACGAGGCCAGGAAACGAGGACGAGCTTCGCCATCAGGGGCTCAGCTGATCCAGCAGGGCATGCTGGACCGATGGCCATTGTCCTGTAGACGAGAACGACGCAAACGACACAAGGGAACGAGGATCAGTGAAACCGGACACCGGTCTGTACAGTTTAAGAGACCTCTTCGAGAGGGTCTCTTCCAAGATAAAAACAGCTCCTCCTGCTTTTATATACCTGTTGATCCAAACAATTTGCCACTTGTTTAGTTTAGGATAGTTATGTTCGTCAGATTTAAGTTCTAACCAAAAAACTTTACTATTGCAAACCCCATGCACATCAGGGATTCCATTAATTGTGCTAGATTCTATGCGGGTTAGAAAACATTTATTAAATCCTTTCTTAACCTTTTGCCATAGTAAGCTTTCCCTGTTTTTTATAGGCATCTATTAACTAAACATTTAACACAACTATGTTTATGTTAGTTCTCATAGGACTATCAGTTTGTGTTACTGGCCTATGTTTTTTAGATCCATCAAATACCAACATTGAGTTAGCTTTTGAGCTAAACTTCTCCCCCGATTCAAACTCTGTGTAGCCATCACAAGTATTTAAATTATATAAATAAACAGTATGAGGATATCTCTCATCAGTGTGAAAGACATATTTAGTTCGCTCAGGATAATAAAAATAATTGTTAACCCAAGCTCTCTGGATTGAAGTAAACTCTAGCTTACCCATAATAGGAAACATGACCTGATCAAAGAATGGTGAAAAACGCTTCTCTGGTTCTAAAGTGAATAAGTAATGTTGTTGTTTAACTTTAGCATTAAAGTCTATTACTTTTGGACAATAGATATTGTTGTTATCATTGATGTCAGTTGTTTCATTCAACCAAGTAAAATTTCTACCCCAAATAATATCACATATTCCTTTATGCATTTCATCAGGGAGAAAGTTCTCAATTAATTTCATAGCTTAGTTACTTTTACAATAACTGAATTAGGAATAATAGTAGTATTTCCTATTTCCTCTATCTCTCCATTATCTTTTGTACTGCAGTCAGCAAACAATCTTGTAATACCCTTACTTTGACTATACAAATGACCTTTAGATGTACATGTAGCTAACTTAGATTTTTGTAGTTCTTCAAAACTACACCAACTTGCATTTGAGACAATGTCCAACCAATCTACTGATACCATTGGATACTTATCTCTCCAATGTTTGGCCTTCTTGTTAATTGTAATTTTCTTTTTACTCTTTGTCATCTATCTTTACATTTATAGTTCCAACAGATGTACAGATTGTGGAGTTATGTACCTCGTTAAATACAGTCAGGTATTCAGACCAACTAGCCGTTTGTAATTTCTTCAAAATCTTTGGACTCAATTGTTTTTGAGTTGTGTCCATCGATCTTGTCTGAAAGCTCTTGTAGTTTCTCTTCAAGTTGCTCACGTGACATACCCTCCAAACCAGTAACTGTTACTTCTTTACGATCAACAAAAGCACCTGCTAATTGGCCAGATCTATATTCAGCATTTATAGCAGCAGCATATTGATCTTTCTTCTCAGCCTTGTCAGCAAGTCTTTCGAATCTTTTATATCTTCTGAGGTTGTCACCTTTATATTTTTGTAACTCTTTTTCAAATCTTTTATCGTAGTAAGCAGCAACGTGAGGATTATACTTTCTACTTAACAATTGAGATGCATAAGAAGTATAACCTTTCTCTTCTTTCATTACATAACCTGCTCTCTTTAGAGCTTCACCTTGTGTAATTGAACCATGATCTTGCACTAATATCTCTACAAACATCCTTTGTTTTGGAGTTAGGTCAGCATCAGTTCTTAATTGTTTTTTCTTTAAACCCATTATTTTAATTTGTTAATATCTCTAATTATACTTCTATTTTTAAGTTTATCTTTTTTACTAAGTTGTGTTTTTAACCTATCTCTTAGTCCTGCTTTAACATCAGATTTAGCAGTAGCTCTTGAAACCTTAGAATCTTTAACAATCTTACCTGTTTTTTTGGCTGTTTTAAAAAACTCTTTAGCAGCTTGTTTGATTGGAACAGTCAAAAGTCCACCTAATAACATTTTTTTATACATAATTTTCTACTATATAGATTATTTCATCAAAAAGTAACTACCCTAAAAAGTCCTGATAGCGTTCCCGCAAGACATGGTATAGTGGTGTATCCATAGATACACCATAGATACACCATAGATACAGTACAAAATCGTCTTAAAACGTTGTTATTATTACATTATTATTGCTTAGATACACCAGATACACCATTATTACCCCTTGGGGTACTTTTTCTTTGTTAGGGGTCTATATAATCTATATAATAGATATTTGCCCGTTGTCCGGTATCCGGTAATATTTCGTAATATTACTATTTTATTTGCCACCGAACACCGATTATGTTACAGATTAGACATGGGATTAACAGTTAGTTTTTTCTATAAGTTACTATTCTGGGGGAAACTTTTTAGCTCTCTTGATCATCCCCCAGGAGTAAAATTTATTTTCCCACCATGACTAACTAAACCTTTTACTATTTTCTATCATAATTAGTTCTCTTATTTTTCTTCTCTCTTCCTTACTTCCTGCATTTCGATACAATCTATAAAGCTCTCGATAATTAATCCAAGAGTGCTGTATCTTATTAAAGATAACCTTTTTATGTTTAATAAGTTTTATATACTCATTTCTAATAAACTCAGGATCTAAGTCAGCAGACCAACAAACATCTTGAAAGTCAGACGTATTACCTAAAAACCATTTATGAGCGTCATGTTTAAGATAAGTTTCTTTTTTATATACGCTAATGGACAATGCATCTTCTAATGCTTGTACAATGATTGCTTGGAACAATCTCTGTTCAGGGTCAGCCTTGGGTTTTATAAGTTCGTTTGCCAACTTAATGCCCAAAAGTTTTAATAAGCTTGGTGAGCAAGTCACGATATTCCCTTATTTGTTTAAGCGGATATTTCGCATTTATAGCGTATTCTAAATGCTCATATATACTTTCAATAAAATCTACACGCTCATGGCCATCGTCCATGGACTTTACTATCTCTAAAGTATCTTGAATAAACTCTTTAGATGTTTTCATTTGCATATCCACGCTGCGGGAAAAGATATGGATGTATGGTGGCAACGTGGCTATGCATTCTTGACAATCAATTTAAGGCCTCTGCTTTCAGCTGCCTTTTTTCTGCCTGATTGCCATCTAGACTCGATTTTATCGAGAAAAGATAAACTGAAATTTCCTAAACCAAAATCATTACCACAGTACAACTGAAACATTAAACTCGTCAGCTCATCATAAGTCTTCTTATTAGGACAAACCATGACTAGCTTATCCAGAGCTGCGTTTAACGCTTCTTCACTACTTTTTTTAATAGCTTTACCCACAAAATATCCTTTTATTAAAGTTAAATTGTTTGTCGTTGTTAGTGATTAATAAGGTGTTTTGAAAGCCTCACCTTTTCATTTAGGCTTAGGAATACGTTGATTCGATTACTATAAAATTTGTTGCCTAATTGCAACAGTTAAATTAACCAAATTTAACACCTTTATAGATCTTTTTATTGACTAATTTTTCATTAACTTTAAATAGTTTGCCACCTATTAACTGCCAACCAACCCCTAATGCAAACTCAGATTCTAGTAAATCTTTAGCATCACAGTTAAATACTTTAGCTAATTTATCTAATAATTTTAAACTTATCTTTCTTTGTCCTTTTACAATCCTAAAAACTACTGATTGCTCCATGTTTAATTCTTCAGCTAATCTTTTATAAGTTAAACCATAAAGGCCAACTAATGTTCTTAAATTTTTTGCCACTATATAATCACTTGTCATTTTATATCCTTATTATTAAATTTGGGGGCCGGTCTCCCAACCCCCAAGCAACCCCAGATTTAAGGTTAACCATCCAATCTGAGGGTTTACTTACTACTCCCGTTGAGAAGCTTCTTGCCTTGGGATAGTAAATTCTCTCTCATAGTTTGATAGCTTTTGTTCTCTTTTTTAGCTATCTTCTTAATTTCATCATCGACTATTTTGGCAATCATAGATCCAGGTCTTCGAAAACCTTGTTGTCCCATTGCTCTTATAATACAATAAGTTGATATATCAACTGCACACGACTTCCATTTATTGATGTTCATTTATCCTCCTTAAAATAATAAATAGACAATTCCTCCAAAGATAAACAAAAGCATCTTTGCAGGAATGATTGTTATGATTGCAATAAAGATCATACTAAAAATCAGGTCTTTCATCATACCCCCTTAGTTGATCTAGTATTAGTTCATTTGCAATTTGTTCATTGATTGGATAGATAGGGAAGTTCTCAAAATTCATCGAGCACTGCTGCAGCTTTCTCATAGCACTTGCAAACTCATCATCTTTATATTCCAATTGTTGTCCATCAATAGCTCTTTCTGGCACATCGTTAAGAATACTCTTAACTTTATTTGACCAGTCTTCAAAAATTTCACTACTACTAATTTTTTTTGACATCGTATTTCCAAATGTTAAATTTATTATTTATTTCATTTATACCATCATGAAACTTAATTTTACCACTTAATAAATCTTTACATTCCATTTCTCTATACTTGTCTCCATTAACTGTCAGCTTTAAAATCTTAGTAGACTCATTAAAAGATACAGTGAATCTATGCACCATCTCTACAGCTTTAGGTTTTACTTCCCACTCGGGTCGTAGTATTAAAGCTTCACCTAACGGTGAAGATGGACTTAGTTCTTGTCCAAGAGTATCCGTGGTTGCAATGACTTCTGTCGCACTAGGTTCAGCTTTTTCTTTTTCGTTTTTCATGTTATCCTCTTTGTGTTGTTAATTTTATATAAAACATTTTAATGGGATATGCAAGGATAATTTTATGAAATATGTATTAATAGTTTACCTATGTTCTATAGCTGCACAAGAGTGTGATAATGGCACTATACCTGGCCTAGAGTTTAATTCTTATAAAGATTGTGCAATCTATGGTTATAAATTTGCAGGGGATGCTATTACAAAGTTCGATGAGGAAGTCGTAAATACTGGCAGATTATCTATTAAATTTGAATGTAGAGAGGTAAAAGCCTTCAATGATATCATTATTCCACCCAAAAAACCTAAAACTCCTGCATAGTGTTGCAATATAGTCACATTTTGATATATAATAATACATGAAGCTATATCGCGTCCAAGCAAAATACAAGAATATATATATTGATGAGATGCTTGAGGCCAAGAACGATAAAGCCGCCCTTGAGGAATTTAGCAAAAAGGTTAGCTCAGGGGTTGTAACAGAGAATCAAGGTGCTGGGTTTGAGGACCCAAACATTTTATTCTTAACCTATGAGGAGGTTGACCGAGATGCAACTACAAAAGTTAATATCGGAGAAACTTCAGCTGGAATCAAAGTGGGCAACCACGGCATTGCAGCAGGGTCGGGTAACACCTGATATGAAGTGGATCGATATAAAGATCAAAAATCTTAAAACAAAGATTAATGATCAAAGTGTTGAAGACTCGTTAAAAGGTCTTTTTGATATCGCTAGTTAAATAAAACTAGCACAATAACTCTTTTCGATATAAAGTGTAGGGGACTTATGCCCTCAAATAAAACCTTAGTCATAAATGATTATAAAAATTTTTGGATAACAGATACCAAAAGAGGTCATCAAATCACTATATGTCATGGTCCTAAAGATAAAGTTCTTAAATTAAAATTGAATTGGAAACACAGACATAGAGTTAGAGCAGGTAGAGTTATTAATGACAAATAGCATTACAGCTTTTGGTGCAACACCTATTAGTCACGAAAAAGTAGATTTAAAATTTAATCAAAAACAAATGGATCACATTTTATCTTTGGAATACAATTCTAGAGATTTTACAGCAGACAAACTAAGAGTTACAAAAGACATTTTTATTTTAAACCATGATGTTTTAAAAAACGTCAGAGAGTTCTTAACATTCAAAGTTGAATCTTATAAAAAAGATGTTTTACAAATAGGTAATAAATTAAAACTTACTTCAAGTTGGATAGCAATAAATAAAAAAAATTCTAAACATCATACACATACCCATAGAAATAGTTTTATAAGTATTGTTTATTATATTAATTGTAAGTCAGGTGCATTAGATATAGAGATTCCCAAATCTCCATTAGAGCAAGGATACTATTTCGAATATGATATTATTCAAAACAATGTTTTTAACAGTAGGGTATTAACTTTAAATGTTAAAGATCAATCTTTAGTTATCTTTCCAAGTTGGTTAGTTCATGGCACACACATTAATGAAGATGAGAATGAAAGAATAATTATGGGAGCTGATTTTATGATTGAAGGACGTTTTGGTAGCAAAGAAGCAAATGATTTAATTGAGTATACATTAAAAGATTTTAATAAATGATTAGAGTTCTAATAATATTATTTTTACTAACAGGTTGTGCAAAAGATTTTGACCTTAATCCATGGACCACTGTTTTAAAACAAACTATTCAAACTGGTAAATAATTTATTTAGCTTCTCCCCAGGATGGCCCAAGAGCAATATCTACTTTAGAAGGGACTTTAAGTTCTTCAACTGCATTCTCCATCTTATTTTTAATACCACCTATATCTTCATCAGTGCCTACTGAGAAACATAGTTCATCATGTATTTGTAGTATTGGCTTGTACCCTTCTTTATAACAATCTATCATAGCTTGTTTTGTTTGATCTGCAGCTGATCCCTGTATCAATCTATTTAAGGCTTTATATGTAAAAGCTCTTCTTATGTTATTACCATAATGGGCCTTAGCAGCCTCATAATCCATTGCTTTATTCATTCCGAAGGAGTTAGGCTCCCACATGTCGAATCGGCATTTACGCCCCTTTATTGTCCTAATAAAGCCATATTTAGAGGCAGAGTTAGATACTTCTGTAGCCAATCCCTTAACAAATGGCACTCTTTCGCCATATTTTCTTAATAATTCTTCAGCTCTATCTTTTGTTATCCCTAGTTCTTTACTTAATTTTGCTTTACCCATACCATAAAACAATCCTAAATTGATTGTTTTAGCTTGAGTTCTAGTTATTTGTGCCATGTCAGCTACGATCTGATGAAAGTCAGCAGATTCATTTTTATAGGATTCTATAAACTCCGCTGCACCAGAAAATTGATCATTAACAGATGCAGCGTAGTGAGCAACAAGCCTAGGCTCTTGTTGTGAGTAGTCGAAACTACCCCATTGTCTACCCTCTTCAGGTAGAAACAAACTTCTAATTTTATTACCATATTCTTTGTTCTTAGCAGGAATCTGTTGCAGATTAGGATTAGAATATGATAGTCGTCCAGATACAGTGCCACCCTGGTCAGATCTTAGTTGATTTATCTCAGAATGTATTCTACCTTTGTGAACATATCTTTGAATGGAGTCTATGAATGTTGAATGGAATTTATTTATTTCTCTTGCTTGTCTTATTAGTTGCGCTATCGGGTTATCACAATTTACTAACCAGTTTTGGGTAAAGCTTGGTTCACCGGTTTTCGGTGTCCGTGGGTACTCAACTCCTATTCTATCAAAGATTTGAGCAACACTTCTTGCAGCCCAAATATCTACATCAAGTGTGGTCTGGTTTTTTATCTCACTTAAAACCTCAGTTTCTTTTTTCTTAAACTCTTTTTTTAACTGAGCTGCTTTCTCTTCATTAACTCTTATACCTCTCTGTCTTGTCTCAATTAATATAGGAAGTAATTCCATTTCCATTTCCCATACATCATGTAAACTTTGTTTACTTATCTCTGTTTTAAATCTTTCCCATAACCTTAAAGTTAATCCTGCATCTTGTTCAGCGTAAAAGCCAACATAACCCGCAGGTAATTTCCAAAGATCAGCTTTGGCATCGATACCCCACTCCTTAGCCTTTTCATTCAAAAATGTTTCATTCTTTATTTCACCGAGATAATCTTTAGCACAAGCATTCAAACTAAAACTAAATCTATTTTCATTAATTAATGCTGCTGTAATCATAGTATCTACTATCTTACCTTTGATCTCAAAACCATTTACTAGTAACCACCCAACATCATAAGAAGCATTGTGAAAAATTTTAGTAGCAGGAGTTTTTAATACATCTTGCATCCAAGCAGATGTAACAGCTAAATCCATATTACCACCTGCATCATGAGCAATAGGGAAGTACCACTGTTGACCTAATGCAGCTACTGCAAAACCTACAATATGGCCATCGAAGGTAGCCCAACCTGATCCTTTAGTTTTTATATTAGGATCTTTAGTTTCTAAGTCGATTGCAATCTCTGTAGCCTTAGATAGATCTGGGTATTCGTTTGGACATATCCAATCTGAATCATTGTATACAAAGTTTAATTGATGGGTCATGTCTTATCCTTATTCATAATCTCTAAATTAAAAGACAAAGATATTCTAACTCCTTCTGCAGGAGCCAAACCCTTGTGTAAAACTTTTGAATCAAAACAAACTAATCTATTTTTTTTAAAGTCAACTATGTCATCTCCAATTACTAACTCACCACTATTATGTAATGATTTAGTCACAAAGTATACAGCTGTAATATCATTTGGGTCGTCATGTAATGATCCGTTCATGCCTGGATGTTGAACATTAATATGTATACGTCTTATAATTAAATTTATTAAAAATAGTTTTCTTAATTTTTGCATAAGAAAGATAGCTATAGGATTCTCATGATCAATGTCAGATGAATAAAATATATTATCTTCACTACCCGAGTTAGACATTTCGTTATAAAAGTGTGGATACTTACGTAAAAAGTAGTAACTTAAAAAATCACTAAAATCTTTATCCAACCAATTATCTATTATTTTCGTCTCTATCTTTTTGTTCACGCATTACCTCTTGTAAAATACACCATGCAACAAATGCTAATGTAGCAAATGCTATTATGCTAAATAAAAACATACCCCATCCTTCCTGTGCTGTCATTTTTTTTTCGTTTGTTTTAATTTTAATATTTCTAAATCACAATAATGTTTGATCTTTTCTAGATCTTGAATTCCATTCTTGTGTTTGTATCTACACACATACTTAATTACATTACCCTGAAAAAAACTTAAGTCGTTTTTACTAATAAATTCAAAGGGTTGTATGTGATAAAATTTATAGTGAGATCCTCCAATTTGTTTGTCTTGTGGAAATGCTTCTTCAAACATATCTTTATTTGTCATAGTTTGCCTCATATAGTTTAAAATATTTACCTAAAGGGAAATTATACTGATGATTGGTTCCAAGCAAGTGTAAAGTTTGTTTTGATCTTGTTGCACCTGTGTACCAAACTCTTAGTTCTTTTACTTTCTCTGGTAAATTTTTCTTGTCGTAATGTGATGGAAAGTTACATTTACTTGCCAGGATAACATTATCTGCTTCACCACCTTTAACCTGATGTATAGTATCAATAATAATTTTTGGTGGCTGTGATAAGTCTACGCCTTCGTTCATTAATTTTTTAAAATATTTTTTATCTTTGTCTTTGAATTTTCTTTTAAAAACATTTTCCCAATCTGATTTCTCATCTCTCATACCACATCTGAGATGTAATTCATCAAAATTAAAAACTTGATTAGCGTGGGCAAAAGACCACTTTTTGCTGTCCGATGACCGGTATCCGTGATCTATATTTAATAAAAATTCATACATTGTACATGCTTCTTCTCTAGTGATGGAACCACCTTGACAAATCTTATTCCAATACTCAATTGCTGCAAATTGATTTGGGTCAAACGATTTATTATTTTTTTGATCTTGATAATACAAACCAAGATTCTTTGCTTCTGCTTGTAGTTCTTTCTTTACATCATTAATCCTAGCCAATATCATCCAATCACCCTCTAAATCCCAAGGCACTTTCTTCAAACCATTCCATCTATAAATAGCTCCATCTTTACCATTAGAGTAAAACTCTTTCTCAATACGATTATCACCCATAGAATGTAATAAACAGTTAGAAAAATAATGTATATTTTTATTTAGTCTTACAGATTTTTTTAAGACTAATGATCTCCCTGGAAAGTTCTGAAAAAATTCTACCTCAGCTCCATTCCATTCATAGATTGCCTGGTCATCATCACCTGCAATATAAACCCTATCAACTCCCTCAGCTATCTTAACAACCATATCCCATTGTAAAGGAGTTAGGTCCTGAGCTTCATCTACCATTAATACTTTAAATGGTAATACCAAACCATCATCAATAAACTTTTGTACCATGTCAGTAAAATCTAATCTGTCCGGTGTCCGTTGTCCATTTTCAAGTTCCATTGATTTAAACTCTTCGTATCCTGCTACAATTGATTTGAATTGCTGCAACCTTACAGCTTTTCTTGGTTGTTGTTTATACAACCATACAGGATCGACTTTCATATTTCTTGCTCTGTCAAAAATTTGTAGTGACCAATTGTTAAATACTTTTTGATCATCATGGCCTTCTTTGTAGTTAACTTTGATTGTTCCATATTGTGTGTGAAACATAAGCATATCTGCCTTTGGATCTAAAACGGGAATCTCAGCAAACTGTTGTCTGGCCAGAGAATGTAAGGTTCTGAAATATCTGAAAGCGTCTTCATCGTACCCTTTAAATCTTTTTCGGACTCTTGAAACGCATTCGTTAACTGCTTTGTTGGTAAATGATATGTAACAGATTTCATCTGGAGAGTATCCTCGCTTAAGGTAACGCTCAACTCGTTTGAGTAGATTCTCAGTTTTTCCAGTTCCTGGTGGTCCAAAGATTTTAATTGTCTTCCCACGCAGCTTTTGCCTTAATGAATTTGACATTTTTATTTTTATGCTCACTTTGTTTTGGTAATGCTACTATCCAATGTCGTGTCTGTATACCTTTAAATTTGGACTTTGGTTTTGCACCACCGGTTTCTAAAAATCGTGTACACTCTTTTTCATTCCAATTATAACCCATTTTTTTCATGAAGGATTTAAATGTTTCTAACTTGAATCTCATTTCAATATCATCTCTCCAGATATTACCTGAATCTATTTGGTCAAATTCTGTAGTGTCCTCTACGTCTTCTAAAAATCTAGCCATCCTAGAATTAAATACGTCACCTAATTCTTCTATTGAATCAAAGCCTTCCATATCTGTTTTGTTTGCAACAAGTTCTTCTAACCAATCTCTATATGGATCTGGATCTCTTTTAGTTGGTTTAAGGGGTCTCCACACAATATCGTAATTTAATAACTGTTCTCCTAATAGTTGTTGTTGATATAATTGTTTTGTAGATAGTCTTATTGATTTACCTTGAATAGGTAAAATCCAATAAGGTTCTGGATATGAATTTATTTTTGTAAGTTTACCAACTTCTGGTAAAGCTTCATTAGTACCAATACCATGTTTACGTCTAAGACAGGTGCTTGATGAACAATGCATTCTAGCAATAGATGTCTTACATTTATAAGCATACTCTTTATTCTCAACACCTCTAAATATATTTTCTAATTCTTTTGGGTGAAGTTTTTCATCACAAACTTTTGTCATCATATCTCTAGTCCAATCTTGATACATAACTGGATCTGGATTTATCTTTTTTGCTAAGACTGCAACGTTAAACATTGCATCATTTCTACCCTCACCTTTTTTAACTTTGTTTTTCATAAAATTTACAACACAAGGTGGGTAATCTTTTGTTTCATCATCTTGAAACACTTTTAGTTTATTAAATTCTTTTGGTGTTAATCTATATTCTGAAATAAATTTAAATAAGTTTTCTATTTTTATTGAGTTACCTTCATTATCCATAGCAACTCTAGTTGTCATGTGAGCTTTTTGATATGGTAAGCTTACAAAGTTACCTTTTCTTTTGTCTTTCCAATCAGTAGGAGTCAGATCAACTTCATCTTGTGCAGGAAATATATCTGTTGTTGTATCATTGACACCAAGATCTGATGCTATCTCAATAAGTTTTCTTCTCATTGATGATGCATCAACTACACCATCAACAAATAAAATTAAATGGAGTCCGTTCGATTTTGATCTGAACGGGATGAGCGGGTACTTCCTTTTCCGTATAACTTGTATAACTTCTTTATGTTGTATATTGTAGCGATCAACATCGATGACCCCCCAACTACATGTATTATCATCTCTGATAGGGACAGACCCATAATATTTTTCTCCTTTTAAATGTTGTAACCAATGCTCACGAGTCATTGGCTCGGGTTCAATCCAATGTCTGAATTCTTGCTTACCATCTCGATCACGTTTGTGACCTAGAGGTGAAGATGCTCCAAAATAAGATTGTGACCCCTGGAAGAGTTCTATAAACTCATCCAGGGTATTGTCAAGTAGGTCCATATTAAAATGGTGTCTTGGCTACTTGCTCTTCGTTTTTGTGGTTTGCTCTCACTGCTCCTTGTTTACATGAACTGTAAAAATCAAAAGCAGCTTTTACAGTTTCTTCGCTCTCCACTTGTCCAATATGCTCGATTTCCCAACCATACCAAGATCCTAAATTATTCTTTTCAAGAACTGTTTTAAGATTGTAAGATTGAGTAAATGGTGCAGGTCTAAAGAAACCCTTACCATCTTTCCTCTTTGCTCTTAGACTCATCATCATTGAATTCCACTTCTTGGATTTTTTCCTTTGAGTGGATTTCATAGTAATCAAAGCTGTAGAAGATTGCTCTGGTTCTACTACTAATACATAGTGAGACGCAGTTTCCTCTACATAATTACCACTTTCAAGACGATCTTTACCATCATCTCCTCTGGTTGTTTTGCTCATGATATCCGAATCAGCAGGATAAACATTTATTGGAGCCACAGCACCTTGATCTCTGTCTTTCCATTCAATGTACTCTAACTTATAAAAACAAGGAACAACTGTAATTCCTTCCTGTCCATTATAAAGTTTATCTGTCACTGTGTTGTATATCATTCCAGGTCTTGCTTCAGCTATAAACTGGCTATCACCTTGTGTAACTTGTGGTGATAACTGTCCTAGAACTTTAAGAAATGGTAATGCTAAACTCTTCGAATCAACATTATCAAATCCTTCATCAGCGAATTGCTCAATATTAATTACTGGCAACCCACTTTGTTTTGTGATGGGTACTTTTTTTTCCGTCATTTGTTCTCCGTTATTTGTTCGTTATTTTAGTTTTATTTGCGATGTACACTCCGAACATGTCAAAAGGTAATGGTTTACCACCTTCAACTTGTTCTTTAACAAAAGCTTTTAAAGTCATTGGTTCAACTTTTTCTTTTTTGTTATAAGCAAACCCATGCTCTTCACAAACTTTTATTAGTTCCGAGACTTGGTTGTCTTGGCCTCTGTTGAAAGAAGCAGTAACAGTGTTCTTAATTAAATCTTCGAACCCATTGCTTCTTAACCAACCGAACGCTTCCTCAACACGTGACTCAGGAATTTTTGCTGCATAGAATGGTTTCACTTCAATAGTAGAACCATCATCTAACTTCAACAAAGATACACCTGCTTCCTGCATCATCTCTGGAATTATTCTCTCTTCGAAATCTCTAGACTTATGTTTCAAAAGAGATAATTTTTCTTCTTCTTCTTTTATTTGTTCGTGTATTTTTTTTAGGTGATTACATTTTTCAGAAATAGCTTTTACACTAGTTTTATCAATATCAACCTTTGATGATATTTGTTCAATATCAATTTTTGCCATACAATCCTCCTGTAAGCCTTCTAATTTAATTATTGACGAATGCAAGTAAAAAATTTATTTATGTATAAGATGTGGAAATATCCTTATAAGACTCAGCCCTATGAGCATCAACGTAATGCCTTAAATCAATCTGCTGAAAAATCACAATGGGCATACTTTATGGAGATGGGTACCGGTAAAACTAAAGTAACTATTGATAATATAGCATTTCTTTTTTTTAAAAATCAAATAGATTCTACACTTGTGATTGCACCTAAAAGCGTATATCTTAATTGGGAACTTGAGATTGAAA